TATATGTTTACACCTGAGAAGAAGGAATCAAAAATAAGTATTAAATTTGTAAAATACGATAATCGTGGAAACAGAAGCGAAATAATAAAATAATGGAGAAACCACAAGTTTTAATTTCCCAAAGGCCGTTCCCGAATCAGATGGCTACCGACGAAGAGAAAGCTACTTTCGAGTACGGTCTTAAGGTAGCAAAGTCTATTGAGGGTGAGTGGTTCAAAAGAAAAGCAAATTCGTGTAGGTTCTATCATCAGTGGGGGGAATTCCACCGATTGAGGCTATACGCAAGAGGAGAGCAGCCAATTCAGAAATACAAAGATGAATTGTCTATTAACGGAGATATGTCTATGTTAAACTTAGACTGGTCTCCTATTCCCATTATTCCCAAGTTCGTAGACCTTGTTGTAAACGGTATGTCTGAGCGTCCTTATGCTATCAAGGCAGAGGCACAAGACGTTATGTCGGCTGAGAAAAAGAATATCTTCCAGGATATGATCGAGGCTGATATGGTAGCAAAAGACTTCCTTCAGTTAACTAAAGATGAGTTTGGTGTTGATGCATTTAATGTTGATCCAAACGAACTTCCTGAGAACGACGAAGAGTTGTCGTTGTACATGCAATTGAAATACAAACCAAGTATTGAGATCGCAGAAGAGGTAGCTATCGACACGTTGCTCAAAATGAATGAGTATGAGTATACTAAGAAGTTATACGACTATGACGTTACCACTATCGGTATTGGAGCTGTAAGACACACATTCTTAGTAAACGATGGCGTTAAGGTTGACTATGTTGACCCGGCTAATATGATTTACAGTTATACTGAGAAGAACGACTTCTCTGACTGTTATTATTTTGGTGAGGTTAAGATGGTTCACTATACTGAGCTACTTAAAATTGATCCTACACTTACAGATGAGCAACTTCAAGAAATTAGAAACGCTAGCTCTGCATGGTATGATTACTTCCCTATTGTAAGAAATTATCAAGACGACTCATTCTTAAATGAAGTCGTTACATTATTATACTTCAACTACAAAACTGACAAACGTTTTGTATGGAAAAAGAAGATGCTTGATAACGGAGGAGAGAGAGTTATTCGCAAGGATGAGTCATTCAATCCAATTATCGAAGACGGAATGCTATACGAAAGAGTGGAAGCTGTTCGTGATGTTTGGTATGATGGTATCCTTGTTGGAGGATCAAATATCCTTGTCAAGTGGGAGATGATGAAGAATATGGTTAGGCCTAAGTCTGCTAGTCAGAAGGCACTTCCTAACTATGTGGTACATGCTCCAAGGATGTATAAAGGAAACATCGAGTCTTTGGTTAGACGTATGATTCCATTTGCTGATCAGATTCAGTTAACACACCTTAAGTTGCAACAAGTCATGGCACGAGTTGTGCCTGATGGTGTATTTATCGATGCCGATGGTATCAATGAAGTTGACTTAGGTACCGGTGCAGCATACAATCCGGAAGATGCATTGAAGCTATACTTCCAAACAGGTAGTGTTATTGGACGTAGTTATACTCAAGAAGGTGAGTTTAACAATGCGCGTATTCCTATCCAAGAGTTAAATACTAACTCAGGACAAGGTAAGATGGCTGCATTGATTGGTAACTACAACCACTACTTAAATATGATCCGCGATGTGACAGGTATTAATGAGGCTAGAGATGCATCTACCCCTCATCCTGATGCATTGGTTGGTGTTCAGAAATTAGCTGCGTTAAATTCAAACACAGCAACTAGACATATTCTTGAGTCAGGACTATATACTACTAAACGATTAGCTGATTGTTTATCAGTTCGTATTGCTGACGTATTAGAATACTCTGACTTTGCTGAAGAGTTTGCTATGCAGATTGGTAAGTACAATGTGGCTATATTAAACGACATTAAAGAATTATACCTACATGACTTTGGTATCTTTATTGACCTTGCTCCAGATGAGGAACAGAGAGCTCAACTTGAGGCAAATATTCAGATATCACTTCAACAACAAACGATTGACCTAGAGGATGCTATTGACATTAGAATGATCAATAATATCAAGTTGGCCAACGAGATGCTTAAAGTTAAACGTAAGCGTCGAATGGAGCAACAACAGAAACAAAAAGAGATGGAGTTCCAAATGCAAATGCAATCGAACATCCAATCTCAACAGGCTGCGTCTGAACAGAAAGCACAACTTATCCAATTAGAGGCACAATCTAAGATCCAACTTAAACAAGCTGAAGCTCAATATAGAATTCAAGAGATGCAAGCAGAGGTTGAACTTAAGCGTCAATTAATGGATGTCGAGTTTCAATATAACATGCAATTAAAAGGCATGGAAGGTCAGGTTATCAAGGAAAGAGATATGGATAAAGAGAAGGCAAAAGACAAACGAGTTGACTTGCAAGCTACACGCCAATCTGAGTTAATTAATCAAAGACAAAACAATTTACCTCCTAAGAATTTCGAGAGTACTGAGGATAGTCTTGATGGATTTGACTTAGAGTCTTTTGGGCCAAAATAGACGTAAGTAAATAATACTTAACTTTGTAACAATTAAATCCAATTATAATGAGTGAATTTACAGTAAGAGCTGTAGACTTTGAAGAAAAGTCACTAGCTGAAAAAGAAACAGAATTATTAAAGGCGCATGAAGAGCAAGTGGAGGAAACTCCAACAATTGATCTTTCAAATGTTGAAACACCAACAAATGCACCTATAGATACACCTCCGGCAAACGAGCCGGTTGAATTAGACGAATCTAGTGTTGTCTCTTACTTAGGTAAGAGATGGAATAGAGAGATTAACTCTTTAGATGATTTAGCTGAGCAACGTTCTGCTAATGAAGATCTACCTGAGGACGTTTCTGCATTCCTTAAATACAAGAAAGAAACTGGACGTGGTATTGAAGACTTTATCAATTTGAATAGAGACTACAACACCATGGATCAGGACTCTTTGCTTCTTGAGTACTATAAAGAGCAGAACCAAGGATTGGACTTAGACGATGTTAAGTTTGAGTTAGAGACTAAGTTTAGCTACGATGAGGACTTTGATGACGAAAAGGAAATCAAGAAAAGACAAGTAGCGAAGAAAAAAGAGCTTGCTAAAGCTAAGGAGTATTTTAATCAACTGAAGGATCAGTACAAGGTTCCGCTTGAGTCAAGGGAGACCTTTGTTCCACAAGAAGAAAGAGATGCATACTCTGCTTACAAGAAACAAATAGAGTCTGGAGCTGAAATCCAGGAAGACCAAGCAAAGAAGTCGAAGTATTTTGCTGACAAAACAAATGAGTTATTCTCTGATAAATTCGAAGGTTTCGGATTCAACATTGATGAGAATAAGAAAGTTGTTTACACACCAGCAGATGCCAAGTCTTTGATTCAAGAACAATCTAACTTATCGAACTTTGTAAATAAGTTCTTAAATGAAGATGGTTACTTGAAAGATGCTGAAATGTTCCATAGGGCTATCGCTGTGGCTTCAAACCCTGAGAAATTTGCTAAGTTCTTCTATGAGAAGGGTAAGGCAGAAGCGGTTGATGGGATTGCTAAAGAATCAAAAAATATTGATATGGTTCGACAAGCACCTCAAGTAACCAATAAATCTGAAGGTTTGCAAGTTAGAGCGTCTGAGCCTAGCGGTTTTGGTAACAGATTAGTTATTAAAAGTAAAAACAAAAATTAGAAAAAATGGCTGGTATTTTAGCAAGCACTCCAGGAGTAAGTTTAACTCCAAGTGCACAAAAAATTGCTGTCTCTGATAACTACATCACTGACTTCAATTTCTTAAATCAATTTCTTCCTGACACTTACGAGCAGGAATTCGAGCGTTATGGTAACCGTTCTATCGCATCTTTCTTGCGTATGGTTGGTGCTGAGCTTCCTACAAACTCTGACTTAATTAAATGGGCAGAGCAAGGTCGTCTTCACACTAAATACACTAACGTTGTTCCTACTGATGCTTCTGGTACGGATACTGCGGTATTCACTATGGCTAGTGGTGAAGTTTGTAATTTCCGAGTAAACCAAACTGTATTCTTGTCTTCTCAGACAGTTGCTGCTAACTCAGCTAAAGCTGTTATTAGTGCAGTTGCTTCTGATGGATCTACATTTACAGTTAAGTTCTATGTTGCTTCAGGATCTCCTTTTACTCAAACTACTGAACTTGTAACTGCATTTGTTTATGGTTCTGAGTTTAAAAAAGGAACAAATGGAATGGACGGATCTTTAGAGGCTAAAGATGAGTTTTTCGATGTTAAACCAATCATCATCAAAGATAAATATGCAGTATCAGGTTCTGATATGGCACAAATCGGATGGGTTGAGGTAACAACTGAGAACGGAGCTACAGGATACTTATGGTATATGAAGTCTGAGCATGAGACTCGTTTACGTTATGAGGATTACTTAGAGATGTCAATGGTAGAAGGTACTCCTGCTGAAACAGGATCTGCTGCATTAGCTTACTTGTCTCCATCTACAAGCACTGATTATGCAGGTAATGCTGGTTCTACGGCTGCTGGTACTAAAGGTTTATTCTACGAAATTGAAGATCGTGGAAACGTTTGGTCAGGTGGTATTCCATCTGCATTGTCTGACTTCGATACAATCGTACAACGTTTAGACAAACAAGGAGCTATCGCTGAGAACACATTGTTCATCAACCGTCAGTTCTCTTTCGATATCGACGATATGTTGGCTGCACAAA